AGAATCTCAAGAATGTTACTAACGTTCTAGCGATCTCTGACAAAATTATGAAAGACTTAGAGGAGGAAAACTAATGCCAGTCAGAAAATCTCTCTCTGGAGGTGATTATGTAGAAAGCATACCCAAGAAGACCTATCAAGGAAGGGGTAAACATACTAAGTATGCTGCTACAAGTTCCAACAAACCTAAAAAAAGGTATAGAGGACAAGGAAGATAAGAATGGAGACCTTAGGGTCTCCTTTTTTTATGATAAATAACTTATATTTACCGTTTTTTCATGCCTGTAGAAAGGGTTAGTAGGGGTTTTAAGGACATTAGTATGTCTTTTGAGGTAAATCCCATTAATAATGATATAATAGGTGTCAAAAATGACACTGCTATTGCACGTTCTATCAGGAATTTGATATTCACTGTTCCTGGTGAAAGATTTTTTAATGAAAATCTAGGTTCTAAAGTAAGTCAAGTCCTTTTTGACACTGTAGATGACATTTCTGCTTCTGCAATTAGGGATGAAATTGAAGAAACCATCATTAAATATGAACCTAGAGTGAAAATTAAGGATATTAGAGTGAAGCCTGACTTTGATATCTACACTTTTGACGTTACTATAGTATATGACATTGTAGGAATTGATGCTCTTACACAACAATTAAACTTTGCACTACAGCCGACAAGATAAATGGCATTAGTAAACTTTACAGACCTAGATTTTGATCAAATAAAGACCTCCTTGAAGGATTATTTGAGAGAAAATTCTAACTTTACTGATTATGACTTTGAAGGATCTAATCTTTCTAGCATAATTGATGTATTAGCATACAATACTTACATAAATTCCTACAATGCTAACATGATTAGCAATGAGGTGTTTATAGATAGTGCTACTTTAAGAGAAAACGTAGTAGCATTAGCAAGAAATATAGGTTATACACCTAGATCTAGGACAGCAGCAAAGGCAATAATTTCATTTTTTGTAGATACAACTGGATTTACCACTAAACCTGTCACTCTGACCCTTAGAAAGGGCATAGTAGCTACTTCTGCATCAGTATTTGGGTCAGAAAGTTACTCATTTTCCATTCCAAGTGACATAACAGTATCTGTGGTTGATGGAATTGCTACTTTTAGAGATGTTGTTATCTATGAAGGGACATTTTTAACCTCAAATTTCACTGTTTCTTCAGAAACACCTGCTCCACCTTCAAGATACACCTTAGATAATGCAAATATTGATACTTCTACCATAGAAGTGCTAGTAAGAGACACTCAATCAAGCACAGCTTCCAGAAAATATGTATTTTCTGACACTTTAATTGAAGTTACAGACACTTCAAGGGTATATTTCATTCAAGAAGTAGAAGATCAGAGATATGAGCTCATTTTTGGTGATGGAGTTTTTGGGGAAAAGTTAAAATCACTTAATTTTATTGATGTTTCTTATATTACTACTAATGGAGTGAATGGAAATGGCATTTCTTCCTTTAATTTTAATGGTAGAATAGTTGATAACAATAATAATCTTGTAAGCACAGGAATTTCTATAGTTTCCACTGTAAATGAGTCTGTTGGAGGTAAAGAAATTGAATCTATAGACTCTGTAAAGCGTTTTGCACCTAAAATTTACTCAACTTTCAATAGAGCAGTTACTGCTGCTGATTATGAAGCACTAATTCCTAAAATTTACCCAGAAGCTGAGTCAGTTTCAGTTTTTGGAGGTGAAGAATTGTCTCCTCCTCAATATGGAAAGGTTTTTATCACTATAAAACCATTCTATGGACCTTTTGTGCCAGATTCTATTAAAAATAACCTCAAAAGCCTATTAAGAAAATATTCTGTTGCTGGAATTGTTGCAGAAATCCAAGATTTGAAATATTTGTATGTTGAAGTTGATGTAAATGCATATTATAACCCAAGTTTAGCTCCTGATGCAGATGCAATTAAAACTGTAGTGTCAAATAACATTACAGCATATTCAGATTCAACAGAAATGAATAAATATGGGGCAAAATTCAAATATAGTAGATTCCAAGGAATTATTGATAATTCTCATGACTCAATTACTTCCAATATCACTAAAGTTGAAATTAGAAGAGATATGCAACCTAAATTGAATCAAACTGCTGAATATGAATTATGTTTTGGGAATCCTTTTTACATAAAAAATAATGATGGTTATAATATTAAATCATCAGGATTTAATATATTTGGATCAGCTGATCCTGTTTATTTGAGCGATAAACCCAATCCTAATGGAAGAACTGGTACTTTGTTCTTCTTTAAATTACAATCTAGAGCTAATCCAGTAATAGTAAGTAATAATGTAGGAACTATTGATTATGAGAGAGCTGAAATTCTACTAAAACCAGTTAATATCACAGGAACAACTAAAAAAATTCAAAATGTACCTATAATTGAAGTTTCTGCTTGTCCTAAATCAAATGATATTATTGGATTGCAAGATTTGTATTTACAATTAGATGTTAGCAATAGCACTGTAGATATGGTTTCTGACAATATTACTTCTGGTGATAATTCTTCAGGCACTATGTATACTGCTACTTCAAGTTATACTAATGGAACCATAGCAAGATTGACTGAAGAAGAATCTACAAATACTACCCTGACTTCCTCAGATACATATATCATAGGGTCTACTACCACCACTCCATCATTATATTAACCCCTCTATAAGGATACATGTCAGACAATACAAGGGTCAAAATTAGTTCAGTTGTTAAAAATCAACTGCCAGATTTTATAAGAGCGGATTTTCCTCTTGCTGGAGATTTTTTAGCACAATATTATTCTGCAATAGAAAATCAAGGTTCAACTCTTGATATTCTACAGAATATAGACAAATATGTAAAAATAGATGAGTTAACAGATCTTATAGATTCTACTACTCTTTCTAGTAACGTAGGTATTGCTGATAATTCAATTTCTGTTAAATCCACTACAGGATTTCCAGAATCTTATGGTTTACTTCAAATTGGTAATGAGATTGTAACATATAGTGGAATTACAACTAATTCATTTACTGGATGTTCAAGGGGTTTTAGTGGAATTACTTCGTATAGGAGTCCTAACAAACCAGATGAGCTTTTATTTTCTCAATCAGGGATATCTACTCATTCTTCAGGTACTGTAGTTAATAATTTAAGCATTCGCTTCTTACAAGAGTTTTTTAAGAAAGTAAAGAGGCAAGTTGCTCCTGGTTTTGAAGAAAGATCTCTTTCTAGTGATATTGATGAAAGACTATTTATTAAACAGTCTAAAGATTTTTATTCCTCTAAAGGAACTGATGAATCTTTTGAAATTCTATTCAGAGCTCTTTATGGTAAGGATGTTGAAATATTAAAACCACGTGATTTTTTATTCATTCCATCTCAAGCAAATTATAAAGTATCAAAACAAATTATAGTAGAACCAGTTGAAGGAGATCCTAGAAAACTTGTTAATAGAAATTTATTCCAAGATTCTGTAGGTGGATTTGAAGGTGTAACTGTTGCTGTAAGTGATGTAGAAACTGTTGTAAGGGGTGATAAAGTATATTATAAGATGAGTTTAGATTATGATAAGAATACTGAAAAAGTATCTGGCGACTTTACAATTCATCCTAATACAAAATTAATAGATAATGTTTCTATTGGAGCAACTGTATTAACTGTTGATTCTACTGTTGGATTTGGAACAACTGGTTCTTTAATTGCTAATTTTAACGATGGAACTTCTTCTATAATAGGTTATGAATCAAAATCATTAACTCAATTTTTTGGATGTTCTGGAGTTACTAGAAGTATAGAATCTACACAAGATATTAAAATGAATGCCTATGCTTATGGGTATTCTGGAATTGGCACTGCAGATATAGTTAAAGTTAGAGTTACTGGTGTTTTAAAGGATTTAGATTTAAATTTAAACACTGCTACTTATACTGAAGTGGGAGATGTTATAGAACCTAGAGGATTAGGATCTAAACCTGATGACCTTGTTTCAGAATCTTTATTCTATAATATTTCTACTACTTATGATGTAAAATCTATCAAACTTATTGATGCATCAAACTTTACTTATCAATTAAGTCTTTATGATAGTCATGCTTTTATAGTAGGAGATAGTGCTCTTATTAGTGGTATACAATGTTCTATAATATCTCTAATTAGTTCTAAAGAAGTTTTAATAAAAGGTGCTGGAGAATTATCTCTTACTACATCTTATAGAATCCAAAGATTATTATCTAAATCTAATTTAAGTAATTATCCTAATACAAACATCTATACTACAAATATTCAGAATTCTTATGTAGATGATGAAAAGAATGTTTATATTGCTTCTCCATCACTTCCAGATTACTTTAATGAAGATTTAGACATTAGAGATACTGTCCTCTATTTTAGTGGTGTTTTTATTAATGCAGAAACTAGTATAACAATTCCTAATCATGGATTACTTACAGGAGAAAAGGTAAAGTACATTCCTGGAGATGATGATAATAAATTAAATATATTAGAACAAGAATATTTTGTTAAAAAGGTAGATATTGATACTATTAAAATTGCAAGAAGTCTTTCTAATATTTCTAATGATATTTTTATAGAACTTGCTGGTACTGTAGTTAATAATAGATTTGAATTAGCATCTTTTGCTAATAAAACGTTATTAGCTCAAAATTTAATAAGAAAAATCTCATCCCCAATTTCTTCTCCTATTTCCCATGCTACTCAAATAGGAAAAACTGGTATTTTAATTAATGGTGTTGAAATTGTTAATTATAAGTCAAATGATGTTGTTCATTATGGTCCAATACAAGATATTTCTGTTACTGCTGAAGGAAGTGGTTATGATGTAGTAAATCCTCCTTTAGTTACTATTACAGACCCTGTAGGATCTGGTGTATCAGCTTTTGCTGAAGTTCAAGGTTCTTTAGAAAGAATTGATGTAGTTGATGGTGGATTTGATTATCTTACTACTCCTACATTAAAGATAACTGGAGGAAATGGAAGAGGAGCTGTTGCATATCCAAATTTAGTATTAAAAGATCATTCTCCAGAATTTGATTCTACAGAAGATGGAGAATTAGTAAATCTTACTAATAATACTATTGGATTCTCTACTTATCATAAATTTAGAGATGGTGAATTAGTTACTTATAATCCAGAGGGTCAAACTGCTATTGCTGGACTTC